CGTCCGCCCCTACTCCCTACCGGGCGACGCTAGGCGACCTTGACGTAGCCGCCCTTGTTGGCGACAAACGACCACTGGCCGCTGTACTGCTCGATGTACCACTCCTTCTGCGCCGTCAGCTTGCCGTTGGTGTCACGGTACTGGAACGGGCCGAAGAGGCTCATCGGCCGCGAGGCCAGCACGCGGTGCTGCACCAGTTCGCGGTTGACCACCAGGATGTGGCTGTCCGGCATCTGCACCGAGGAGAAGACCGGCAGGCCCTTGACCATCATCTGCTCGAACCCGGCCGCGCCCAGGAGCGCATCGGGGAAGCCTTCGCGGGTCAGACCCGTCCAGTTGGACAGGCGGTCGGCGTTGGTCTTGGACATGACGAAGGCGGTCGGCGCGTAGTTGTCGTTGCGCACGGCCGTGGCGGCGATGCCCATCTTCTTGACCAGGTCGCCCTCGCTGTCCGAGGCGGCCGTCCACGTGCCGCCGGCGTTGCCGCTCTCGATGGCCTTGTTGATCGCCAGGTAGAACACCGCCTGGTCGATCTTCTCGTTCACCTCAGCGATGAGCGAGGAGACCGCCTGCGACATCGGGTCCCAACCGAACTGGCTCATGCCCAGGGCGGCGGCTTCGTCGTTGACCAGCACGCTCATCCGCAGGGCGGCGACGGCCACGTCCTGGTAGGACAGGGTCGTCTTGCCGCGCTGGATGGCCCCACCCTCGCCGGTGGCCATGGCGTCGTAGGTGTAGTCCACCTTCAGCGACGTGGCGTCACCGATCGTGCCCGGCGAAGCCAGGGTGTAGATACGGCCGCCGGGGTAGTCGATGCGGTAGTCCGACCACTCGGTGTAGGTGACGTTGCCGGCCGAGTTGGTCACCGTGACCGAACCGGGGCGCAGGTAGTTGTGGGCCAGGTCTACCCAGGCCCCTTCGTCGGAGGTCACAACCTCATCGGTAACGGTCGGAGCCGCGCCCGTCTCGGCCGCGTACGCCTTGAACCACACCCGCGTCGGCGAACCGTCGATGGTGCCGAAGTCGAAGATGTTGGCCGCCACCAGTTGCGGCATGGCCTCGGCGATGACCGCGCGGGACACCGAGTACGGCAGGTTCAGGTCGGTCGTGGCCGACGCTTCCATCCAGGCGCGCCGCTCGTTGTGCTCGGCGATGAGCTGCGACCGGTACGCCTTGTCGAACGCCTTCAGCATCCGCTCGGTCAGCTCACCGGCCGGGGAAGCGGCCCGCTTCGGCTCGCGCTCCACCAGGTGGCGGATCGCCAACTCCTCGCGCACCTGCTCGGAGAACTCCAGGTACTCCGGCCGGCCGGTCTCGCGCTCGATGACCGGGCCGGTGACGCGCACGCCGCGCCCCTCGACGCGGGCGGCGGCCTCGACCTTCTCGTCCTCAATCCGCTTGGCCTCGGCCGCGGCGGCCGTCTCGCGCTTGACCGCTTCGATGACCGCGTCCAGCTTGGCCCGCTCGGCGGCGACAAACCGCTTGACCGCCTCGGCGTCGGGCAGACCGGCGACCTCGGCCGACTCGCGCACCTTCTCCACCAGCGCCGCATCGTAGGGCAGCGCGGCCGTCTCGGCGGCGATGGCGTCGGCCACGGCCCGCATCCGGGCGGCCTCTTGCAGCTTCTCGTTGGCCTCGGCCAGCTTCTCCTTCTCGGCGGCCAGCCGCTTGGCCTCGGCCTCCTGGGCCTCCTGGGCGCGCTTGGCCTCGGCCAGCGCCTTCTCGGCGTCTTCCCGGCGGCGATTCTGCTCTTGCAGGTCGGCCGCCAGCTTGGCGTCAACGACGCCATTCTTCTCGTCTTTCGGTTCCATCTCTAGCTCTCTCCCCTCTCCCTTGTCGGGTTGCGTGTGTTTGTGCTCCAGAACCGTGATCCCGGCCTCCTCGAAGGAAGGCTCAAAGACCAGGTCAAACCCGGTCAACTCCAGGCGCGTCACGGTTTCGATCTCTTTCTCGGTGTCGTACTGGCTCTCGCCGTACCCTCTGAGCGACAGTCCGGGGAAGACACCGGCCTCCATGAGGGTCAGCACGTTCCGGCCCGCGTCGGTGGGGATAATGGCTCCCTCCACCTCCACGGCGCGGGTCGTCTCGTTGAAGGCGATGGCCTCCCACTTGACGACCGTTTCCAGAACGCGCGTCCCATACGGCGGATGGTCGGCTTCTCCGAGGATGTTGCCCTGGCTGAGCGATCGGGTGAGCTTGGCTTGCGCCATGCGGACCGCCTCGCGGAGCACGTCGGCCGGGTACAAACGGCTATTCTGGTTGACCGTGTCGGCCACCGCTCCCACGCCGCGGATGCGGCGCGGCCCGGCGGCCGCCTCACCGGTCTGCTCCAGCAGGGCGACCTCGCCCTGTACTTCTCTGAATCGGGTGTGCTTCTTGCTCATGCTGCCCCTGCCCCAAAACGAAAAACGGCGCACCCCCCGTAGGGAGTGCGCCGCGTGTCCATCGTTCCTGGCGCGTCACCGGGTATGGTGGCCCGGCCGCGTGGTATTCGTTTGTCTGACCCGGATTATATGAATAGTCCAATCGCGGTCAAATACTCGTTGAGATTGGTTGCAGCCGACGGCCGCTTCCGTAGGTAGTTCTTCCCACCGCGCGGCCGACCGCGCCGACCTCGGCCGCGTCCCCTGCCCGGCGGCCGTCTGTCACCGGTCTGTCCGGCTCCGCTCCGGCGCGCCCGGCGTCCTGTCACCGGTCTGACGCGCGGCCGTCCGCACCGACCTCGGCCGCGTCCCCTGCCCGGCGGCCGTCTGGCGGCGGTGGGCCGCGCCGGCCGTCGCCTGTCTCGAAGGGCGTCCGGGCCAACAAAGGGGCCGCCCGGCGGCGGCCCCTGCTGTGATTGGCGGCGGTAATACCCTAGTTAGTTGGCGCTCCGCAGCGCCTCGGCCAGCTTGCGGATTTCTTCCCGCGCCTCCGATTCCTCAGAGACCCGGATTTCATCCGCCAGCGTCGCCAGCGTCGCCACCGCGTCCGCGTCGCCGTCTTCTTCGGCGGCTTTCGCCAGCCGGGTCATCCGGCTCTTGAAAGCGGCCCGGCGGCGCGGGTCGTAGGCGGCGTACCCGGCGCGGTACTCATCAAGCAGGTCATCGACGGTCATCCCGCCGGTGTCCTTCCGTTCGGCCTCACCGATAGTCGCCCGAATCTGGGCCAACACTTCGGCGATCTGCGGGTCGGTGGCCGTTTTGGTCATCCGGCTCACCTGCGCCCGCAAGGCCGCCTGTTGCGTAGGGGGAAGCTTGTCGAAAGCCGCCGCCCGCCGCAGCATCCCAATGACAGTCTGGAATGGAGTAGTGGACATGGGTATTACCTCCGTATTTGGTTTTTAACCGGTTGCTTTGGGGTTATCCCCGCCGCCAATCACAAAGACAGTATAACATCTGCGTTATTAGATGTAAATAAGTAGAAATACTCATTTTGTTGCGATTGGTTGCGAAGGCGCGGCCGTCCGGCCGGACAGTCACCGGGCGGCCGACCGGGGCGCGGCGCGGCCGTCCGGGGTGGAGGGGGGCGGCTGACCGGCGCGGGCGCGGACGGCCGTCTCGATGTCGTCGGCGGCGCGGGCGGCCGTCTCGGCCGACCACCGGTAGCGGTTCATCAGCACGTCCAGCACGGCCGCCCGGTAGATGGCGGCCAGCCCGCGCACCAGGGCGTTGCGGTTCTGTTCTTCCTGTGTCATGGCTCCCCTATTCCCTGCGGTCATTCCTGCGGCCGTTGGTCGCGTCTACTGTTCGACCTTGCCCAGTGGCCGGAACGACCAGTCAACAAGCCCTTTCTCGTCCACCGTCAGGATGACCTCCCACCGCCCCGGCGTCAGGGCGGCCACGCGGCGGCCGAACTTCGCCATCTGGGTCGCCCTGTCGCGTCCGGCGGCGGGGGTGGTCGACCGGGGCGCGGCCGGCGCGTGGTTGACCGGCACAACACGCCCGGCGATCTCGTCGTCCAGCGCGTCACCCACCGTCATTCAGCCCCGGCCCGGCCACGAGCGCCGCCAGTTGCGCGGCCAGATCGACCAGAGCGCGGGTTTCGCCTCCGGCCGCCTCCGGCGACGCCTCGCCCCCGTAGCGCAGCTCCACGGCCGCGGCCAACTCGGCCAGCAACCGGCGCACCTCGGCCAGCGCCGCCGCCTGTCGCTCCACCGCTGTTTTCTCGCCCGCCATAGCTCCCCTACTCCCCGAAGATTTCCTCGGCGGTGACGACCCTGGCCGCCCCGGCCTTCGGCCGCGACCGCTCGGCCCGCGCCAGTCGCGCGAACGCGCCCGACGAGGCGTCCACGGCGTCCTTGACGGCCCCACCGGGGAAGGCCGCCAGGATGTCCAGATAGTCCCGGTTCCACGGCCCGGCGACGAGCTTCACCCGCCCCACCGACGCCTGCGCCGCCAGCGGCTCGGCCCGCAGCGTCTTGTCGCCGGTCGGCCGGTCGGCCGCCACCCGATACCCCGACAGCGAGGCGATGGTGTTCTCGGCCGACTCCTTGCCGCCCGAACCCGGCTCCTGTTCGGCCACCGTCTCCACGTCATACCCCCAGGCGGCGAAGTCGGCCGCGGCCGTCTGCCGGATGACCGCCTCGCGCTCCGGGGCCGTCCACTTGCCCATGACCATGTGGCTGACGTAGTAGTCGGCGCCGACGCGCACCATCAGGACGCCCACGGTGTAGGCGCTGCCGGGCGAGCGGCTGCCGGCCTTGTCCCAGTAGCGCACCGCCGCGCGGGCCGTGCCCGGCGCGGTGACGAGGGCGAACGCCTCCGGGCTGACGACCTCGAACCACTCGCGGCGGAACATGTCCCCCTCCGGGGCGCTCGGCCGCTGCTGGTAGAGGGCCATGAACGACAGGATGCCCTGCTCGACCCGCTTGGCCTCCAGGGCGGCCACGTCGAAGCGCTCCGGGTTCATCGCCTCGCCCGGCGCGCGGCCCAGCGGGTCGGCCTCGCCCGGCGGCCGTCCAATCCCGGCGTTGTAGTCGTCGCGCTCTTCCTGGCTCTCGGCCAGGGCGGGGATTCGCAGCACGTGCCACGTCTCTCCGCCCTCGGCCGCTAGAATACGCCCGGCCAAGTCCATATCCGACCAGCGGGTCATGATGAGGATGACCGCCGGCGGGCGGCCGTCGCGCGGGTGCGGCTCCAGGCGCGTCACCATGTCGTGCGTCCACCAGTTCCAGGCCCGCTCCTGGTAGGCGTGGCTACGGGCCTCCTCATAGGACTTCACCACGTCATCCAGGATCAGCAGGTTGGAGCCGCGGCCGGTTGCCCCGCTGCCCACGCCCACCGCCCGCAGGCCCCCGCCCGCGGCCGTCAGCCACTCTTCCACCTGTTGCCGCGCCGGGTTGAGCTTCACCCCGCGCTCGGTGACGATGCGGCGCGTCTCCAGGGAGAAGGACTCGGCCAATGACTGGTTATAGCTGCCGATGATGACCCGCGTCAACGGGTCGCGCTCCAGCGCGTAGGCCGGGTAGCGCACCGTGACCATCTGGGACTTGAAGGAGCGTGGGTGCAGGAAGATCATCAGGCGGGTTATCTCGCCGGACTCCACGCGCTTCAGGTAGCGCCGGATGACCTTCAGGTGGCGGTAGTGCCAGGGCCACTCCGGCGAGGCTTGTTTCAGCCAGCGGCCGAAGGGTGGTACGTCCCGCCGTCCGGTGGTGGACTTCAGTTCGGCCGCGCGCCGGGCGGCCTGAAGGCGGAACGCCTCGAACGCCGCCGGGCTGCCCCAGGCGTCCGGCCGCGCCAGTTGTTCCAAGCCCACGGCGGCTACTCGCCCTCGCCCTGCTCCACCAGCCGCCGCACGTCGCCGCGGCCGCCCGGCTCGACCAGCCGCAGCGACGGCCGCCGCGCCGGGTCGTCCGGCGTTGTCACCGCATCGCCCTCCGCGTCGGGGGGGATACTCGGCGGAGGTGACGTCAGCGCGCCGGCCGTCTCGTCGCCCTGGGCCTCGACCTCGGCCGCCTGCATCCGCCCCAGGTGCAGCACGCACTGGCGCAGCCAGTTGGCGACCTCCGGCAGATACCCCCACGTGTTGCAGTAGTCGCGCACATCCTCGGCCGTCAGCCCGCCGAAGCGCACCGCGTAGGCCAGGGCGTCGGCCGTGGCCGGGTGGTGCTCTTCCAGGTTGGCCCATGACCGCGCGTCCCATGGGGCGAGGGCCGCTTGCAGAATCTCGTCCATCTGTTCGCCGGTCAACTGCGCCGGCTGATTGTCGTCCATGCCGTTACTCCTCTACCGATACTGTTTAGTGTGTCTTGGCTACTTGCCCGCCTTCTGGCGCGGGGCGCGAGCCTCATCGAAGACGCCGTTGATGGTCGCGGCCATCTCGCCCACGATCCCCGGCAGCGCGTCCACGAACTCGGCCGCGGC